ACTGGAGTGGCTGTATTTGTTCCTGAAGCACCTGCTCCAACAGTCACGGTAAATGGTGCAGTTACTGAAAATGAAGTTCCAGTTAAATATCCACCGGCACCGCCGCCGCCACCGTTGTTGCTACCGCCACCAGAACCACCACCGGCAATAAGTAAATAATCAATAGAGTTCACAACCGCAGGGGTTGTTAGTCCATAAAGTCCTGCTGTAATGCAACCAATCATTACCCAATTGCTCCTACAACGTACCAAGTGTCTGTTGCTGTCTTAATGCATACGGCTGTTTTATACTGTCCTAGGGTTGGAGAAGCTGCTGTTGCACCAGCTGAAAGAACTGTTGTTGTGCCCGAAGTTGCTGCTGAGATTGTGACTGTGCCAGCACCCTTGTTGAGAACTGTGATTGCTGTTCCTACTGGGAATGCTACTGAAGCATTGGTAGGAATCTTGAATGCCACGGCTGTTGCCTTGTTCATAGGAACTAGAGTCTGGTATGCGTCATCAAGCACTGCTGTATAGTCTGCTGTCGCATCTGCATCGATTGTAAAGGCTACTAGCCCGTTGAACATCGAGGCTGTGAGGATGTCACCTGTTGCCGCTGGAAAGCCTGTTGCCATTTATATCTCCTAGTAAGTCATTGCATTCACGCCAATTATACCGCGTTCTGTGCTTCCTATGATGAATCCATCGACGATGGGCTCAAGTGTTGTAACTGTTACCTGCATGGTGTTAGGGCTGATATTCCACGATAAACCCTGCACCTGTAATGTCTTTACGATTGTGCTGCCGTCAGGCTGATTATTTGAAATGCGAACATTGTCAAAGTAATCCAGACCAATCATTGTGTCAGTTGGGACTGATGGATCTAGTAGATCAACAGTCATCTGGTCAATTCGGATGGTGGTCTCAGCTCGTGTCGCAACATAGGTTGCAGCAATGTTGAAGGCATTAGCATCAGTATCGATAACCAATTCCTGTGCGCTGTACTGGTGAGGGAAGTACTTGGCTGTAGATGTCGCGTTCTCATAGAACTGCGCTGTGCCGCCGTAACGAGTCATCTGTGCCTGATTGATGATTAACTTATCGTCGAAAGCGAATACGAGGTTACGGTAAGGAATACCGGTACTTTGATTAAACTCGATTGGAGTGCCGGAGATAGATGAAGCAACTATATTTCTATCCTTGAATACGGCTGTGCCTGATGGGTTGACATAGAATGCGCCCTGCTCAGAGAACTCGACATTCTTGATGGCATTAAGGCTTGTACGCAGGGTTGCTGGGTCAGCAATGCAACTAGATTGACCAGTTGCGATTGTGCGCATATTGGATGGGAAGTCCACCTGATCTAGAATCTTTCCTATGCGAGTGCCGGTTGACTGCCCTGCTCCTGAATCGGTAACAGTTGTAACCTGAGCCAAGTTAAAGAGACGGAAAGCATCAGCAACATAGATGTCCACATAACCCATTTGCTCGGCTTGGTCATAGGTGTAGCGATACTCAGTTGTATAGCCTGAGAATAAGAACTTCTGAGTTGTGGCCGTTGTGGCAGCAATACGAACCTTTCGTAGAGGCACTAGGTAGCCATAGTAAGGCGATGAAGTGTTTTGAGGGTTGAAGTATGAGTCAGGGTCAATGATGCGCACAACGGCTGTTCCGGCTGTGTAGGTATCGCTCTGAATGTCTCTGCCACGATTGATGGTTATATTGCGAACATTAGGAGTTAGATCAACAGTTGGAACTGGAACTGAGGTTGACCCGAGTGTGCTAGTACCTAGAATTCCATATTTGGTGTCGCCAATAGTAAATGGGTAGCCAAAAGTCGCACCTGAACTAAAGTCGAAGGATACGGATATTTCAGCGGGTAAAGCCATCAGCGACCAAAACTTCCAAGAGTTCTATTTACGCTGGATGGAATTCCTGAGAGTGATGTGTCTTGTAGTGCTGAAGCGATTGTCTTACCGTCAATCTGAACAACCACAGGTGCTTGTCCAAATGGTGTACCAATATAACCTGAGCCATTACCACCAGCCTGACCGAATGGCGTACCCATTGTGTCCACAAATGAACCGGCTTGTCCGAAAGGAGTGCCTGTGTAGGAAGAAACTGTGTTGGTTGTTGCTGGTGCTGAAATCGCTCCGCTTGCAACGCTTGCAACTTGGCGTGCTTTGATTATAAGCATGTCTAAATAAGCGTCCCATGAAGCAAAAGGATTAGCAGCTTGTGGAATGCTGGCTAATTCTTTAGCAATGGCAATACTTAAACCTTGAGCGATTGCTAGTTCATAAGTCAGTTTTTTGGCTTGTACTTCATTGCCTGTTATCAAAGCAAACTGGAGTTCAACACGTTTACGATCTTCATCTGATAATTGACCTTTGAGAGCTGCGATAAGTTGAATTTGCTCTAAGTCAAAAATTGAGCCAGCCTTCTTAAGTGCTGCTTGTTTTTTCTGTTCTGCTGTGAGTGCTTTGGCTGCCTTTGTCTGAGCTGCGGCTAGTGCCTTTTGTTGTGCCTGATATTTCTTTTCTGCTGCTGTACTCGATGAATAGAGATTTGCTTGCGCGCCACCCATGAAGCGACGCCCTGCTGTTGGGCGCGGAGAAGCATCAGCACCTAGCTTGTTGAGCAATCTTATAAGACTTGTTTGTGTTCCTAAATCAAGAAGTTTGCCTAAGAATCCACCAGCAATGTTTTGGTCTATATTGGCAAGTTTGCCAGCAAGAACCCCAAGTCCTCGAATAGTGTCTGCTGTGTAATTAGAAAGATTGGACATTGCATCGGCTACGTCTTGAACGTCGCCATCCTTGCCGCCGGCTAGAACTAGGGCATCAACTAATCCCTTTCCGATTGCTTCCTTTGCACGATCTGATGCAACTTTGAGAACGTCCAACTTACCTGCATAAGTCGCAAGGTACGCCGCATTAGCGCCTGAGAACTGTTGTTGGAACTTCTGCTGAATCTCAGTAAATGAAGCGGTCTTAAGTTGAGCCTGAGTTAATCCAAGGTTGTACTTACGAAGTCCACGAGTATTACCTACATAAGCCTGAGCCAAATCCTGTGCAACTGTGGTTAGGTCTTTACCGCTTCCACGAGCTCCTTCAATGGCTAAGCCAAGAAGTTCCTGAGATTTAGTTAGTGATCCGGTTGTTGTAAGTAATGACTGAAGCGCTGGACGTAGTTGATCATCAAGAATCCCAGTTGTTGACTCTAACTTTGAAATGTAGTTATTGATTTCAGGTTGGGCAAATGCCAAGCCAAGATTCTTGACTGCTGTGGCTAATTGAGCCGTTGCACGCTCATCCTCAATGAATGCTTTAACTGAAGCCTTACCGTAAGCGATTACTTTGGAAGCTGCAAAAACTGATGCAACCTGCTTGCCTAATTTGCTGACGGCTTTATCTAATGAAGTTGTTGCCTTTGCTGCTTCCTTAAAGGCTTTCTTGCCTCTAAATTCGGCTGCTAAATCAATTCTTAAATCTGCCATCAGACCTTATCCTTCATTGAATCAAACTTGATTGCTGCGGCTTCTATAGCCTTTACAACGCCATCACGAGCCTTGCCGCGGTCTTCTTCATAGGCTCTAAACATCGCTCTACCGATTGACTTCTGAGTCTCGCCTTTAAGTTGTCCACCCAGTTTAGGAGTGAATCTTCCTTGAACTCCGGACTTGCGTCCTGCTGTCTCATAGATTGCACCGGCAGCAGACTTGTTAAAGATAGATGCAAGAGCTTGAAAGCCGTTGCGATTAGGTTTGCTAGGGGTTGTTCTGTAGGTAATACCGCGTCGCGCTATTTGTTGATCGTAATAACGATTTGCCCAGCGTCCACCAGCGTTGGGACGTTTCAACCATCCGCTAGGCATTGCCTCATTGTTCGGAAGATAACCACGAGCATCTTTTACAACTGGCTTAAGAAATGAAGCAATCTGTTTGCTGGTCTCTTTAGCGAGAGTAGGCTCAACAATGCGAAGGGCTTTAAGCATTGCGCCCGCGCCTTGCAGCTTTACTGGCATCGCTTCGCTCCTTCGCTATGTCCTTAAGGACTTCTACATGTGCCTTAAATGCTATCGCCGGAAGTTCAACAATAGTTTGAAACGGAACTCCATACTCGTAACTCAATCGAGCCGCGAGATAGGTGAGGGAGTTCCGATCTACCCTAAAGGGTCAGATTCTAAGACCTCTACTGACTTCAAGGTCTCCAAGAACTGTTCCCCAAAGGGTTTGACCGTTTCACCCGAACGACGGATTGCTTCCCAGCAGAGCCAATAGACATCAGATTG